ACTTGATCTTCTAACTTGTTTGAAGCAACATTGTTACAAATCACCAATCCTTCATAGTTTTCAGTACATTGATCCATGAAATCACAAAACATCTCAAATGTCGGAAACATACCTGCGTAATTCTCGTAAATTCTACGACGATTACCTAGAATATTCTCACGAAGAATGAATACGAAATCTACGTTAGTTCTCAAGTTAGGCGTAATACCTAAAGGATACTGCATGGTGATAATCGTCATCATATCGAGGTGACGACCGTTCATGAATACAAATCGAGTTGATTCTTCATTGATCCATTCTTTGGCTGCATACAGACAATCATCTAAAATCATGAATGCACGAGGGTCAAATGGAGCTCCACTTGCTTTAGATTTCAAAAATCTCTGTTTGGCTGCGAACTGTCGTTTAATGAAATTCTGAACTTTTGCAGGTTCATACTTATCATGAATCAATTTAGAAGGAACAAAGGATTGAAAATACTCGTTCACAGCTTCAGTAGGCGAAATGACGAGACCAGCGGGAAAGCAGTCTTGGACGTTAAATAGTAAATCACGAGCCAAGAACGATTTACCTGTATCCTTCTTTCCAATGATCACTATCATAGGACTTTTACGAGAATCCATTCCACATCGGTCTTTGATCATATCCATGTTGAACTTTTTGAGTTGAAAATTCATCTTGTTCTCCCTGTCGTTTATTTTTTCACATTCATCACCGAGACATTTCATAATGGGAAAGGATTTGAAAACAACACCCTTGACACTTAAACTTCAACGAATGCCGAAGTTAGATGGAACGCATTGGTCGATGAATACGTTGCAACCCTTTTTTCCGTGTCTTGAGAAGCTCTTTAAGACAGAAACGATTGCTGGAATTCACGAGTATGGAGTTAAACTTGGCAATCCAATTGAATCTATTGTAGATGCTGATCATGTGAGAGTAGCAAGTCAGACAATTCCTGTTCATCGGAAGACGACGATGATTTTATCACCTTTCAAAACGATGAGAGGAGATTACGGATCTTTTGGAGTTCCTAAACGAACCGATGTAGCAGATGATATGCAAGAACGTATGCAAAGTCCTCATACAGCTGCTTATGTAGGAGCAATCACATCAATTGCTTTATCTGAATCTGAATGTGAGCATTTTCCTAAAGTATATGGTGTCTACGTTGGTCTTTCAGAGTCTCATACAATTGATATTTCAGATGACTATGAAGATTTGACTGAAAAATCATGGTTTGCAGATAAGATTGGAAAGACATTTGAACTAAAACTTAGAACAGGAGATCATGATGCTGAGTTTAGTCATACACGAAGAGCCCGTGTTGCGATGGAAACAGCAGACGAAGTTCAGTTAGAGGGCGTTGAAGAAATCGATGTTGAAACTGTTTTAACACCTGAAGAGGAAGGATCCGTTGAACCATACGATATGGCTTCTTCTGAATCTCCTCAGCAAGAAGATGATGAATCCGATGAAGACGATGTCTATGAAATTGAGTCTTGTGGATGTTCAGATCTATTTGAAGATGATGAAGAGGTTAATGACGAGGATCCAGAACCCTTTGCATGGGCTACGTTTAAGAATGTTCCTGTTGTAACGACTGTCATGGAACAATGTGAAGGTACATTCTACGATCTTATCAAACTCCATCCTGAGCCTGAAAAGCATGTTGCTTGGGTTTCTCAAATTGTCTTTGCGTTAGCATATGCTCAGCGTAATTTTGGATTCACTCACAATGATCTCCATGGAAACAATGTGATGTATGTGAAGACAAATCAAACTCATCTATTTTACCAACACGGATCTCAACCCTATAAGGTTCCAACATTTGGATACCTTATTAAACTGATTGATTTTGATCGTGCAATTGTCAATGTTCGTTTAACAGGACTAAAGGAGTCCAAACTGTTCATGAGCAGTCAGTTTCAGGAAGATGAAGAAGCAGGAGGACAATATAACATGGAGCCTTTCTACAACAATAAATATCCTCATATCAGTGCATCCTCTTCATTTGATTTAGTTCGATTTGCTACATCAGTCTTTTGGGATATGTTTCCCAAAGGACCGAAGGAGGAGACAGATCATCCATTATTCGGATTGTTTATGCAGTGGATGAAACAGACTGATGGAACTTCAGTGATGTTCCGAAAAAAGATGGATAATCATGATCGTTACCACGGATTTGACTTGTATAAAGCGATTGTGAGATATTGTGGAGATTCAGCTGTTCCTAAGAAGGAAATTGGACGTATGATTCAGTATCGTGCTACACCGTCTGCAGCACAGTTAGGAGATGCTTTAATCATTGAAGCTTAAAACTCTGGCCTACCAACGAACATCTCTTGAGCAGCAGATGCGGCAGAAGTAACTGTTTCTACAACATCTGAACCTGCTTCAGTTCCTAAAGAATACAATACACCACTCGTTAGAACACCTGAACCTGCTACAATCTTACTTAGATCTGTGTAATCAACCGGCTGGGTTTTTGCACGGCGATCTAACACATACAACAAAGCAGCCACAATCATGACGGCACCTACAATCATCGCAAGAGTCTGGTATTCCATTTGATTTTCAATGTGGATTGGTTTAGAGGTAGTTAGACGCGCTTAAAGGTCTAGCTTGACAATTCCACTAGGTTCGGCGGCAGGTTCTTCTTCATCGTCACTCAAGTCAAGCTTAATGTCCTCACCCATTGTCAATCTTGGTCGCTCTTCATCATCTTCATTATCAGTTTCAAACTCAACCGTTTCAGATTCTCCAAAGCTCAATGCTGGTTTAGGGGGCTCAATAACTTCAGATTTAGGAGGAATAGGTGTATCGGGTCTCTTTTGTCCTTCAGGAACAGACTTTGCCTGAAAATAGGCCTTACTAATATCCTTCCATGGAATGAAACTATCCACAACTTCATCTAAAGTTCCACTCAACATAGTTTCAATATCACGACGGTTACGAGATTGTTGCTCTGATGAAACATCAATGGTCTTGAACATATACGCATTTGACCAGCACTTGCGAGCAGCTGCCTTATAAAAAGTGAAAATGAACTTGGAAAGAGAAGGACGATCAAACTCGATGTTCACATGAGCCTCATCGGATTGTTGAAGAGAAGCGAATGCACGAATATAGCTGACAAACACACCTAGCAATAAGTCTTCCATGTATTCGCACTTTGAGACTTTTTCAATACGAGCCACTTCAGCATTCAGAATTTCATCCGTCACTGAGGAACACGGGTAAGAAGATTTTGGAATGTTTTGAGAGTTTCACCAGGTTGTTTATTTCGAATACAGGCGGTCTTTGCGTTGTCATAAATAGACCAAAGACCATCTGCGACATGTGGGATAAGGGTGCGACTCAAATTCTCACGAAGGGATTGTTTAACAAACTCTGAACTCATTTACTTAGACACAATGAATTGAGGAATGACAATACGGACGCAGATGCCAAAGTTCGTCTTGATTTTAATGGTCAAGAATGAAGAGAAGATCATTCAACGATGTATGGCTGCAGTTGAAGGAGTTGTAGATGCATATGTAGTGACAGATACAGGATCGACTGATAAAACAGTTGAACTTGTGTCTGAGTTTTTAACGACTCATGAAGGAATCGTAGAAATGTCTACCTGGAAAAACTTTGGACATAATCGCACAATTAGTTTCAAGAATGCTCAATCCTATTGTAAGTCAAAGAATTGGGATCTGAAACAAACGTATGGACTATTATTGGATGGAGATATGGTCTTTGTTCCTGGAACACTCAAACAACAATCCCTTGGAGAACTAGGATACACATTCATTCAATCTGCTGGAAATCTTCAATATCCAAATACACGTTTAATTCGAATGGATTATGATTGGGTCTGTCGTGGTGTAACTCATGAATATTGGGATGGAGAATCTAAACATCTTTCAAAAGAGATTGCTTATATTGACGATCGTAATGATGGTGGATGCAAGGATAATAAGTTTCCACGTGATTTAGAATTACTATTGAAGGGTGTTGAAGATGAACCCTCTAATGTTCGATATTGGTTCTATCTTGCACAGACTTATCACTCAATGGGAGAGTTGGAAAAATCAATTGAAGCCTATAAGAAACGTATTGAAATGGGAGGATGGTATGAAGAAGTTTGGTATTCTCATTACATGATTGCTAAAAGTTATGAAACTCTAAAAAATCCAATTCTCTTTGAAGAATGGGTTCAAAAAGCATATGAATTCTACCCTAAACGGTCTGAAGCATTATATCATCTTGTTAAGTATCTTCGTATGAAAGGAGATTTTTTTAAGGCAATGCATTATATCCGTTTAGGTAAGCAGATTCCTTTTCCAACCGATTCACTGTTTATTGAACGAGATGTGTATTCAGGGCTTTTTGAATATGAAGAAACTATCTGTAAGTATTATACTTTAGGAACTAAACGTGAAGCATTAAGAGATTCAATGAACTATTTGATGTCTAATAAACCATTTCAGGATAATGTCTATACTAATATGCGTTTTTATATTGAAATTTTAGAAGGTGAGCCAAAACCTTATCCAATTCCACGGGACTTATTCGGACCTAATTTCCATCCATCACATGTTTCATTATCACCACCGTATCATAACATTCGATTTGTGAACTACAATTTGAATCATACTAATACAACGTATACAATGAAAGATGGATCCTATTCAGATACAAATCCAGTGATGACACAGAATGCTTGTTACAATGAAGTTACAAAGGAAATTACATTAATGGATGACTTATCTACAAATTTACCAAGAATTGAAGCGCGTGTAAAGGGTCTTGAAGACGTGCGTATTTATAAAGATTCATTAGGAGAATTGAGATTTGCAGCAACGGTTGCTGAATATGTTCCTTATCATGCAATATTACGTGGAAAGTATGATCCAGATACTGGAAAATATAGCGATTGTATTGTTATGGAATCACCAACTGGATCAAAGTGTGAAAAGAACTGGCTTGCAATTCCAGGAACAGATGATGTTATTTATCATTGGTTTCCTCTTCAAATTGGAAAGTATCGTGGTTCAAAGTTAGATATTCATACACGCCATCCAACACCCTGGTTCTTCAGTCACCTGCGTGGATCAGGAGCACCTGTTCGAGTTAAAAATGAGCTGTGGGCTCTGACGCATTTTGTCATCGGAGAACACCCTCGGCATTATTTTAGTTGTGTAGTTGTACTTGATGGTGGAAGCTATCGTCCGAAACGTATTTCAGTTCCGTTTCTATTTCATTCTACCTATGTAGAGTTCTGTAGTAATATTCGAGTCAAAGGAAAAACAATTACATGTATTTACTCAACATTAGACGATAATCTTTCTGAGATTTCATTTCAAATTAAGGACGAAGATTGGATTCAAGTATACAGGTGACGCCATGACTCATTGATCACTTTAGATTCAACCAAGAGTGCCTTAATATCTTCAGGTGTAATCGCCATGGGTAGATTGACTGCCTTGTAGAATGGATAGCTCTTTGCTGTTTTTTCATCAGCAATTCGGAGAAGATTGATTCGTGTAACTAATGTTTCAACTGATCGGATCAGAACACGGACACCTTCTTCTTCATTAGAATACTCTGAAATCATAAACTTGACTGCTTCATCTGAGATAGTCAAATCATTTTCCATATTAAGACGCTTTAGAACTTGAGGCCATACATATTGTTTGAGAATGACCTTCTTATCTTCAGCTGTATATCCAGAGCAATTGATCACTTGCATACGATCTTTCAAAATCGGATGAATCTTGGCCTCATCGTTGAATGAGAATACGAATAGACACTGACTCAAATCAAAGTCAACACCTGCAAAGTATCGATCGTGGAAATGAGAGTTCTGTGATCGATCTGTCAAATGAATGAGCATTGAAATGATCTCTTCACCGTGTGCCGTTGTAGAGACCTTATCCAACTCATCAAAGTAAATCACTGGATTCATACATCTCGCTGACATCACTGCATCCGCAATACGACCCCAGGTTGCTCCCTCGTAGGTATACGAGTGTCCTACAAAGTTAGCAGAATCTGAAGCACCACCCAATGAGAAGAACTCAAATGGACGCTTCAAAACTTCAGCTACACCATGTCTTGCAAATGACGTCTTTCCTACACCCATAGGACCTTTCAGAGCAATGACATTTCCAACAGAGGTTGGATTTGCAATCCATTGAGCTACGATCTGCATCACTTGAGCCTTCGCAGCGTTCATACCGTAGACTGCATTGTCCATTGTGACCTGAGTATCTGCTAAGAACTTTGAACATCCAGCTCGATCCTCTGCAAACTTAACTGGAAGAGGAACAATCTTTCCAAATGGAATACGAAGAAATCCATCTACCCAAGTCTTGAGTTTGTGAACTTCTCCACCATCTACATCCATCTCATTCAGTATATCAATTTTACGAATGACAGACGCCTTGAGTTGATCTGAAATTGGAAGTTCAAGCACTCTAAATTTATAAGGAACTTCACCATCAGAGACTAACTTTGCAAGACCTTTCATCTTTTCGTTGAGCTTTCGCTTCTTAGATCTTGAAAGATCTTCAAAGTAATCCTCTTCTTCTTCGTTGAGAGCCAAAGCTGGTTCTTCAGGATCTTCACGACCCTTTCGATGACGTCCTTCACGACGTCCAGGTGACATTCCTCGTTCAGGACGAACATACTTATCCATCAAATGCTTAATGAAATCTTCTTCTTGTTCTTCCTCAGATTCATCATCGCTTTGTTCGTCAATGTCTACTCGACCCTTACCCTTACCTCCTGCGAACTGGTGAATATGTAGCTTGACTGAGACTTTAGCACCTTTAGGAAGCTTGAGAGTAGATTCTTCTTCATCTTCGGACTCATCTTCATCTTCAGATTCGTCTTCATCTTCATCTTCATCTTCATCTTCTTCGCTCTCATATTCGGGTTCATCTTCATCTTCTGGAATATAGTCTGAATCGTCTTGGTCTTCCTCCTCTTTTTTGGTCTTAAGGGTGTCGTCATCTACCCAAACGACCGGAGTCTTACGAGCACGAAAATTGTATCGCTTAGGAGGCATTCTTGATGCTTCCTAATATTAAAAACAAAGTCACATCCATTTTTAATGGAGGATATCAAGAAAATTGTGAAAGACCTAGAATCAGAGAACAATCGTGTAGCTGCAACGGATCCAGGCACTGTCACTAGCCTCGCCGTCGTGAAAGATTTTCTAAAAAATCATCGTGTTCTCTGCTACGGAGGAACTGCAATTAACAATCTATTACCTAAGGAAGATCAATTTTACAATCCAGAAGAAGATGTTCCCGATTATGATTTTTTTAGTAAAACGCCTCAAGCTCATTCGGTGATAATTGCGAATAAACTTAAAGCTGAAGGGATTGCGTCTGTTGAAGTTAAGCCAGGTATGCACTTGGGAACTTTTAAAGTCTTTGCAGATTTTACAGGTGTAGCAGATATTACGCAGTTAGATGAAGAAATCTTTGATCGTTTATGGGAACAGGCAGAAACTCGTGCTGGAATTCACTATGTTCCAGTCAACTTCTTGCGAATGTCTATGTATCTTGAACTAAGTCGTCCTCACGGTGATGTATCTCGTTGGGAAAAGGTGTATTCACGGTTACAACTTTTAAATAAAGCTCATCCTACTACATGTAATAAAAACATCGCAAAGCAGCGTGAAGAACTTACGGATGAACAGCAAAGAGGAGTTCTCAAACTTTTGAAGAATGAGCCTGTTGTTTTGTTGAGTGTAAGTGCTGCTGAAATCCATCTTGATAAAAATTGGACAACACCCATTGGTCTTTTAGCTGAACGCGAAACCATTGAACGATTAACAAAAGGTGAAAAGGTGGAAGTCAATGAAGAGAATGATATTCTCCCGCGAAGAACCTATGTTATGAATTCAGATGGAACAAAATCCTTATTTCGATTTTATGAAACGACTGCATGTCACAGTTATCACGAGATGGAAAATGGAGTTCGAGTTGCAAGTATTCCTACAACTCTTCAGTTCTTCTTCGCATACCTCTATTCAGGGGCACAAGAAGACAATATTGCTAATGTTCTTTGTATTGCTCAGAGATTGGTAGATATTGCAAGTTCTAAGACAAAACGTCGTTTTGATATATTGACACCCAGAGAGTGTATCGGTATTCAAGAAAGTTTTATTGAGATGAAACGTAGTAAAGCTGAATTGTTTGAAGAACTTAGTAAAGATAGAAATTCTAAGAAGTTTTTGGAGAACTTTTTCACATACAATCCGGATGATTCAACTTCTAAAAAGAAAGCAAAGGCATCTATTAAGAAACTAAAATCTAGTTCCGAAACGAAAGACCAGTGAGAGGTTGATAGGGTAATCCTGCACATACTTCACAACTTTCGTCTCTTCCTTGAAGAAATTGAAGGAATGAATTATATCCAGTTTCAGCACGATTACGGAACGCCGTGGGTCTGGTTGAATTGAACATTTGATACATTCCCTGAACGCGAAGGCGTGCAGTGATATCTGAAGCATCACGAAGACGCATAGATTGTGCACCTACAAATGCTGGTATATTACCTGAAGCAAGACTATTTTGACCGCCTGCGCTCATTACAACCTATCAAGAATTAAGTTCGTCCAACGTACCAAGTTAAGTCATAATACTGAGGTCCTGAAGGTGGAACAGTTAAATCATTCTTAGGAACATTCTCTGTCAATGCAGCTATTTCTCCTGCTGATAATGACCTAGGTGTATATTGAAGCTCTGCAAGAACACCATCCCATCCTCCTGCCCCATTTGATCCTATTGTGATAGCACTATCATTCTGCTTTGGAAGTTGAAGAAGTGTGTGATGTTGTCGAACTACACCATTAATATAAATATCGACTGAATCTTGATCTACTACAATTGCAAAGTGAATCCATTTATTCGCAGTAATGTTTGAAATTAAGATAGTTTCAGGTGTATCTGAGTACGTTTTGATAACAACTAACAGAGAGTTAGAAGTTGTATCCAAATACAAACCTGGACAATCGTCTTTTGTAAAGATCACTCGTTTTCGTCCATAGTTATAAGTGAAATCCTTAACTAGAATCCAACCCGAATAAGTGAATGTAGCACCTTCTTTCTGATTAAATGATCGAGTTAACTTATCACCTGGTACAGTTTTTAACTCCTTACCTGAAATGGATCCTACTAATAGATCGATAGCGTCTGTTGATTTTTTAGAACCAAATACACGCCAGACAATCAATCCAACTAGTATAAAAGCGACAACAGCCGCAATAATTGTAAATGTACTCATTACATTTTACTTAGAAACAAACCCTCTAGCACTTAGACGAAGTCCTTCAGGACGATTTCTAGATTCAGAATTAGGAAGAACAGCACCTCCTTCAAGCCATACAGTTTTTAGCATTGTTTGGTAATTTGTCTTTCTCTGCATTTCAGCTGTTTCAGGGGAAATAGTTCGACCTCCTAGATTATAAATATAATGAATTCTAGATGGATCTGAAGTGTATTCTCTACGAAGGGTACCAGACTGTGCTAAACGAATAGTCCAATCTAAATCTTCACCTCGAACAGCATTTCCAAATGAAAATGACTTTCCAATTTCAGACAACATTATATTGAGATGATTGGGTGGACGTAAAAATACATCACCTTCACACATGGGTTTATCCAAAGTATTCTCAAGACTATGTGTGAATGTATATTGATTCATCTGACCTCGAAGACGACAAACATCATAGTTTCCTTGAATCGTTGCAAGTGCATCTTCAAAATAGGCATCTGTCAATAAATCATCATCATCTACAAAAGACATATATTTTCCTTTAACACCCATGAGAAGCTCTTGACGTTTAGTTCCAATCTTCTTTTCACGATTATCAAATGAAAGACGAATTTCAACTTTTAGTGAAGGACAAATACGTTTTCGGCGTTCTTCAATAGATTCAAGAAGGATATAGAGTCTAGATTCTCGACCTACAATTGTAGGAATCATGATAGTCCAATCATATTTATATGTTTTACGAGAAATATAGGTAATTAAATCTGTATACCAAAATGAGTTATTTCTAGCATAGAGGGCATCATTTCGTTGTGGAAAACCAGTTCCTGGATGTTCATGTCGAATCAACATATAGGGTATATAGGTACACTTAGAAGCCAAAGATTCTTTACATAAGTCTGTAAATTCAGTGTCACAAAAGAGACTTTTATATGCAGGATGATAGAGGTATCCAAAAGAGTCATACATTTTTCGTCCCATGATTGAAATTGTATTCAGATTCTCACCTTGAGTTCCATCATTTACCCATAAGATACCATCTGTATCAGCAAAGTTCGCAATCATATGACTTCGTAATACATCATCATATCCTTTAACCTGAGGAACCATATCATCAGATACAATTACAACCATTTCCCAAGGCCAGTTGATTGATGACATATCCGCATTTACTGCTTCAATCTTATTAGTGCTATTACCGTAATAAATCTCAGACCAAGCAACATTATGTGTTATATTTTTGATTTGATATTGAACATTTGTTTGTGTCATCGTTAAGTCATCCTGATCACATGAAATACAAATTCCAAGGAGATCAGGGCGATTAGCTAATTTTATATATTGATTCAAAACCCGTATGAACTGGTTAGGACGAGAACGAGTTGGACACTTAAGAAGAATTCGCATTATGCTTTAGAGAGATGAACTTTGAACAACTTTACCCGATTTATCTTTAATGATGAATGTATATCCAAAAATACTAAATCCTTTATCATCTAAATTACCTGAAGGCTGTGCGAAAGTTGCACAGTTTGTTCCTAGGGCAAAGAATGCTGCTGCATCTGTTGGTCCTAACATCTTAGGGTATGAATGAACGTTACAAACTGAACCAGAAAAACCTTCATTTGCTCCAACTAGAATGTCTCCTGCAGCTGGACGAGGAACTCCAGGTAATACACAAGACTTGACTAACTTACCATTGATATAGATATCTAGATTACGCTGGAATACAGTTACAGACACTGCAAACCATGTTTGAAGAGGGACGTTTTCAACTGTACATGTGTATGAATCACCTGTAGCAGATCCACTATTTGAAGCGGCAGGTGAACTAGCAGCTCCGGCTCCAGAGGAAGCAGGGTAAATAGAAACACTCACATTCAAACTATTATCAGTCTCGTGAAGAGAGATATCAGGATTTCTGAAGTTAGAATTAGTAGAATCCTTTCGAAACAAAATACTCTTTTTCTTACCAAACTGATAATCCCAATCTTTTATATACATCCAAAACTGAACTCCATTATCTGCTCCATCACTGATCGCCACATTCGCTGCAGGAATTGTAGTTAACTTTTTACCATCTAGAGGGAGTGGAGCTTGATCCGCAACAGAAGGTGCTCCTATTTTGACACCAGGTTTTCCATTAGCTGCTGCTACTGCATTATAGATCAGAATAGCTGAGAATATAACTAATCCAAGACCTATGATAACAACTAAAATTTTAAACCCCATACCCATTGAGTTAAAACCAGTACCTGCTGAGTTCACAGATGAAGCCAATGAAGGCGTGGGTGTTGTTGAACCCAATAGAGACGGAGAAGGAGTTGGTTTTGAGGAGAACAATCCCATTTATGTATCACTTACAAAGGAAGTTGTCTTAAGACACAATGGAAAAACGAATAGCTCAGCCTCTAAAAACACAGACAGTAATGTATTGTAACAACTGTGGAGCCAAAGGCCATCTATTTAGATCATGTAACGATCCAGTGTTATCTTGTGGAATTATTTTAGTTGATACACCCTCTCTTCCAATAAAACCTCCAGACACACGACTCGTAATGATAAGGAGAAAAGACAGTATGAGCTTTGCAGAGTTTATGCGTGGAAAGTATGATATAGATGATAAAGAGTATATTGGAAAGTTAATTGGAAATATGACCATTGCAGAACAGGCTATGATTGCAAATTTACCTTTTGATATGGCTTGGAGGGTTGTGTGGGGAGATGATAATTCAGGGAATGATTATGCTCAATCACAAATTAAATATGATAAGCTGAATTTAAAGGAACTTGTTGCAGAGTTCCCATCTGTATATGGTGAACCTGAATGGGGATTTCCAAAGGGACGAAGAATACGAGGAGAATCAGATGTAGATTGTGCGATTCGTGAATTTTGGGAAGAGACTAATATTTCCCGAGATGCGTACGTAGTCTTAAAGAACATACGATTAGAAGAGACTTTTGAAGGATTGAATGGAATTACATATCGACATGTATATTTTGTAGGATTACTGAAACATCCTGAGATGGTTAATCTTACACAGCGATTCACTCCAATGCAACGCCGAGAGATCTCAGCAATTGCATGGAAGAGTTTTGAAGAATGTGATTATCTTGTACGACCTCATCACGTTCAAAGGAAACGCATGATTGAAGAACTTAGATCTGTCATTGATACCTTTGAAACTATCTAAACATCCAGTGGAGAGATACATAATGCTTACCATTATTACTCCTTGTTGTCGTCCACAGAATCTTAAACAAATTTTTAATTCTATTAAGTTCACACACGTCAATAAATGGATAATTGTTCATGATGTTACAAAAACGAACGGTGTTTTTACTGGTATGTTCAATCATCCAAAGATCGTTGAGTTTGGAGTTTCAGGAGGTATCTCTGGAAATCCACAAAGAAATGCAGGGTTAGATCAAGTTAAATCAGGTCTTATCTATTTTTTGGACGACGATAACATTATTCATCCTAACTTCTGGGAGATACTTCCACAAATGAAAGAAGATCATTTTTATACATTTGATCAACTACGAATGGATATGTTTGCAAACAAACCAGGTGGAATTTTGGGAGGTGAAGAACCCCGTTTACGTAAGATTGATACAGCACAGTATGTGATTCCAGCATATATGTGTGGTGTTTGGAAAGAAGAACTCTACTGGGCAGATGGGCTCTTTATTGAAGAAATTTACGAAAAATATAAGGACAAACACGTGTATATTCCAATACTAGCTTGCTATTATAACTTTCTGGAAGAAAGACGAACAGATCATTATATTAACTACGAAGTAAACCTAAATCCAGCTAAATAGACTGTAACGCAATAGGCTATAACGCTAATCACAAATACCCACCACCATAAAGGAAATACAGTTGCCTCACGTTCGGTTGCCCCAAATGGGCGAATCCTTCCTTCACGCCCAAAGGCGACGGACGGTTTCAAATAGAAGAATGTAGCCATTAAAAAGAGATAGATAGTCACCATCCACATACGATGGTTTCGTCGGGTTAAATCCATTGTATCAAGCACCGTAAAAAGTTCCGCGACAAACACAATGATGGCTTCAAAGGCATTTGTACTTCCCAATCGAAAGGCCTTTTCAGATGCGATCACACGAATGTTCATTAAATCAGACTACCGATCCAAGGATAAAGACCCATTGGACGAAGAAGACAAGAACATTGATCTTTGTTTACAACGAACTGGAACTGGACGAGAATTATTCCCATATCAAAAAATCATTCGAGACTACTTGAAGATTGAAACACCCTATCGAGGTGTTTTAGTCTATCATGGTTTAGGATCTGGTAAAACGTGTTCATCCATTGCAGTCGCTGAGTCCTTGCTAAGCACCAGTAAAGTCTATGTGATGTTGCCTGCATCACTAGAACCCAACTTTCGTGAGGAACTTCAGAAATGTGGTGATCCAATCTATGCAGTTGAAAATCATTGGACTACACGTACATTGACCGAGGAAGTAAGGGCTGAAGGAAAGAGACTAGGTATTTCAGATAAGTTTATGGATAAACATAATCAGATTTACATTACGACTCCAAGTCAAACTCCAAACTTCGAGAGCTTTTCAACTCAAGACAAGAAAGCGATTCGTGAGCAAATCAAGGATGTTCTTGAACAACGTTTCAACTTTATTCGTTACAACGGTCTTTCAACCTCCAACATTGATGAATATATTAAAGATGGAATGTATGATGATTCAGTTGTCATTGTAGATGAAGCCCATAACTTGATTTCACGTGTTATCAATGAGTCTGAAATCACTGGAAAACTTTACGATAAACTCTACAATGCAAAACGATGTAAGATTGTATTGTTATCTGGAACTCCAATCATTAACTCACCTAATGAAATATCTTACATGATGAACCTTCTTCGTGGACCGATTGAACGAATTACTTTACCTTTCAAGACCATTCCAACGTGGGATGAAGAGAAAATTACCAAAGCTTTCCGTGCGATTCCTGAAGTCGATACAATTGAGTTTAATGCATTGAAGAAGTATGTGATGGTTACACGAAATCCTCCTCAATTTCGTTCAACCTACAATGGAGATGGAGACAGAGTGGCTGTTCAGTATATGAAGGATTTACCCTTCATTGCTCAGCCTTCGGATTGGGTTGCATCTGTCAAGTCAAAAATAGAGACGGATGTAGGAGGAGGTGAAATCGCAGTAGAACGTGTCACCACTGAACAGCTTGAATGTCTTCCAACTGATTATGAAGAGTTTGCAGGATTGTTTCTCGATGGATTGAATATCAAAAATCCAATGCTATTTCGTCGTCGTATTCAAGGTTTAGTTTCGTATTTCAAAGGTGCTGATGAACGATTACTCCCACGAAGAATTGACTTGGATAAAACACTTGAAAAAGTCCCTATGTCTGATGAACAGTTCATACGGTATCTTGAAGTGCGTTGGATTGAAATGAAGATTGATTCAAAACGAGGACGTAATAAACTGGATGAAGATTTGAGCACTTTTCGTGTTCCTACTCGTCTTGTCTGTGACTATGCACTTCCCCCTGAATTAGCTATCAAAGAACCCTCAGGTGAAGTTCAATCTGAGAAAAAGAAGCCTCAAAAGGAAGATGCAGATATAGTTAT